ATCTTAATCTAGATTGAATCCGAGAATGCCATCCTGCTCACTGTCTATAGATTAATAGTCAGATAACCGCAGTGCTATCCTTACTTGATGTCTTTAGACAGTAAGCAGTTAGGAATCTTTAGAATTAAGTCAGTGGGTTAGCCTTTGTTAGTTGAGGATAAGGGGCGAATTTTTCGTAGAAAGGTTTTTGCAGCATAGGCAGAGTCCATAAATATTTTTATCTAAAATAGAGAATGCTTTTATTCTATTTATGATTATATGCTTTCATTCTAATCATTAAATCCTATTAATGAATGCTATTCATCTATTTATATAATCATAACAACGTATTGCTATCATTCTATATTTAAAATTTTTGACTTCCTTCTGTGAGATACCTTAACCCCCGATACTAACCATCTGATGATTTCATCTTACGATATACCTCAACTAATGAATCTAAAAACCCATTCTTGTTTATCAAGCATCTTAATAATTGGTTTTTACTCTTTATCCCTTTCTTTTTAAAAGCATCCGTTTTTTCATATTCCAATATCGCTTCGTATTCCTCATCTGTAAAGTAAACTTCAATCCTTTTTGTTAATGCCATTTCAATATCCTTTCACTCCGGAGCTTAGTCCGGACCAGATTTATTTAATCCGGAGCTTAGTCCGGACCATTTAATATTATGTTCTATTAGTCCGGAGTGAAGTCCGGAGCTAACAATTCCATGCTACGCCATATGTAAAATCGAATAATAAGTGAATCACCAAGTTTAAATCTAAATATGCATTCTAAATTAAGCAATAGAATAATAATCTCAATATTCAGAACAAATAACTACAATCTAATCATATGGAGCGTGCAACCATGGGAGAACCTGCTAAAAAATTGTCTTTTGATGATATTAGTTTAGATTTGGATGATGTTATAGATGTTGAATCAAAAGAAGTTAAAAAGAAACCTCCTGCTGGTTGTGCGACTCCTTTAGAGAATAAACCAGAGAAAGTTCAATGTCAAATATGTAAGAGATGGTTTAAATCAATTACAGGGATGCATTTAAATAAAATTCATCATATTACTATGAGTGATTATATTAAACAATTCCCTGATGCTGAAACAAATAATGCATTTACAAAGAAGTTTCAGGAGAAGGTTAGAGAAAAGAAAGAATTATTTGATAAAGTTAATGATCCAAATTCAGATATTATTGTTGATACAGAAGCATTAGATATTAAAGATTCAAAGACTAATGTTCGTGATAATCCAATTACAGGAAATAACTATTATATTGATGCTGAAGGTAGACGTAGATTTAAGGATACAAAAGAATTAGTTGCTGGATCTAATAGAAGGGCAACATCAAGAGTAGGTAGACCTAAAGAGACTGATGTTGAACGATTTCTTAGACAAGATTTAATTGGACCTAATGGTGAACAAGTGTTTTATGCTCTTAAAGATATTCTTACATATGATCAAGCTAAAGCAAAACATAAAGTTCCTTATTATAGGGCAGAGCATAAATTAAGAGCAGCACAATTGTTATTGGAGTATGGACTTGGTAAACCTATTCAGAGGAGTGAATCAAATTCAACTGTTAAGAGTTTGTCTGTGAAAGTTGGAGTTAAAATGCCTGAAGACTTAGATATTGGAGATTTTTAAATGGAACTTGATTTATCTAATCTTCATAATGTTATTAATGATTCATTCTTTGATTATTTAAAGGATCAGAATCGTTACTTGATTTTATATGGTGGGTCTGGTTCGGGTAAATCAAAGTTTATAGTTCAGAAATTATTGATTAGAATATTAGTTGGAATTCAAACAGGAGTTAAGCATCGATTTTTATGTCTAAGAAAAACTGCACCTGCTGTTAAGAAGTCTATATTCAAAGAGTTTGTTGATTTACTTTCAGAATGGAGTTTAACTGATCTAGTTAACATCAATAAGACTGATTTAACCTTTACATTTAGTAATGGATCGGAAATTATGTGTTCAGGGTTTGATGATCCTGAAAAAATCAAATCAATTGCTGGTTTAACTGGTATTTGGCTTGAGGAAGCTACAGAGTTCAATGTTGATGATTTTTTACAACTTGATTTACGTTTAAGAGGTTATACTCCTTCATATAAACAGATTTGTATATCATTTAACCCAATTTCAAAATTATCATGGATTCATAGAGAGTTTTTTGAAGAAACTAAATACGAAAGTCTCACAATAATGCATTCAACGTATCATGATAATAAATTTCTTGACCAAAAATATAGAAATCATCTTCAAAGTCTAGAAGATAAGAATCCATCATATTACAAAATCTATACATTGGGTGAATGGGGATCATTAGAGCACATCATTTATAATAAATGGTCTGCATGTAATTGGCAAATGGTTGAGGATAGATTCAAAGATACCTGTTACGGACTCGATATTGGATATAACGCTCCGACAGCTCTAACACTCTGCGGATTGAGAGATGAGGAGTATTATGTAAAAGAATTACTATATCAAACAAAGTTAACACACAATGGAATTGTTGCTAAGTTGGGCGAATTGATTCCATTAAAACATCGACGTAGCAGAATAATCTATTGTGACTCTGCTGAACCTGAATTGATTCGTGAGCTTAATCTAGCAGGCTTTAAAGCTATGCTATCGGATAAGAGCGTTAAAAACGGAATCGATCATATAAAAAATGTTCAATTGCATATTGATGATGAATCAACAAATCTATTAAAAGAAATTCAATCTTATAGTTATCGTCAGGATCGTCAGGGAAATGTTTTTGATGAACCTGTTAAATTCAATGACCACTTGATGGATGCGATGAGATACGCAATTTATTCAAGATGGGGTCGAATAAGACCAAAAGCGTCTATATTATTCGCCTAATGTCAGGAGACAACTAAATGTTTCAGTATATTAAAAGTCTATTTTCAAGACAACCATTCAATTCTATTTCATATAAGGATTGGTCTGAAGAATGGTTGAAAATCAATGAAAAGAACATGTTGGCCTTGAATGATCAAGGTTTAATAACAAGACCAGCTGAAAAAAGCTATTTGGTCTATAAATGTGTTCAGATCATTTCACAAAACACACCACAAGCACCATTGTTATTCCTTCAAAATGGAGATCCTGTTCCAGAAACTCATCCTATGATGATGTTGTTCAATAAACCTAATCCATATTCATCTAAATTCGATTTCATGTCAACATCTGCAATGTATTTTGCATTGTATGGTACGACTCCTTGGTTTATCAATAAATCTGTTCGTCAGGTTACAACAGGAAAAGGATATCCGGGAGAGATATGGGTGTTGAATCCAACTGGACTTAAACCAGTTGTTGATCAACAGTCAAAAGAATTGATGGGTTGGACTTATGGTAGTGGATCAAAACAGGTAACATTTGATCGTGATGAAATCATTATCATTAAGAATTCAAACCCATATGATCCTTATGTTGGTTTATCTCCATTGGATGCTGTGTTTACTGAAATTCAAACTGATTTAAGTTCATCTAAATATCAGGAAAGATTCTTTAAAAATGGTGCTGTTCCTGGATTTGTCTTGGAAGTTGACAAAGATGACCCATCTACTCCAGATGAGTTGAAGAAATTGGGTCGTCAGTGGGATATGAGACATAAAGGCGAAAAGAATGCTCATAGGACCGCTGTTTTACGCGGTGGAATGAAAATGCATGTTATGGGACTATCACAACAGGAAATGTCCTATATCGAGTCACGACAAGCGACAAGAGATATCATATTATCGACATTTGGAGTCCCCAAAACATTGGCTGGATTCACAGATGGAGAAATCAATAGAGCAGTAGCAGATACACAGAAAAGAATATTCTGGCAGGAGACCATAAAACCCGTACTTTTAAGAATGCAAGACAAAATCAATTCTGAGATTTTATCATTTAGTGGAGAGATAGGTCTAAAGGCACAATTTGATTTTACAAAGGTTCAAGAATTACAAAGAGAATATTCAGATGACGTAGAAGCAAGTTTTAGATTATTTCAAATGGGATTTTCAAGAAATGAATTAAATACTAGATTCAATTTGGGATTTAAAAAGGATGATGATTCAGGCGATAACAAATATGTCCCATTGAATTTGGTTGATGTTGATAGCGATCCATATACAGATCAAGGACTACAAGGAGCTTCAATTGACTCACAAACAACAAAAAGAACAGATGCTAAAAGTATTGAAAAAGCGTCTGCGAGTCGTGCAGAAGCAATGCGAAGAAGATACCTTGCTGTCCAGAGTTCGCAAGAGAAGTTGTTTCTACCAAAAATTAGAAAATTCTTCTTTCAACAAAGATCAAAAGTGTTGAAGCTTCTTTATCAGGAAAAGATTGATCGTATTGAAGGAGCTGAAATCTTATCTCGTATTGATATTGTAGATGAAGAAAATCGTCGTATTGTTGCTGATATTACTCCTGTTATGACTGATACGATTTTAGCTGGACAGAAAATGGCTGCTGAAAATCTTGGTGATGCTGAAAGAGATGTCATTTTAGCTAAAGAAGTTTTAATATCTAAAATGAGTCGAATTAAAACAATCAACAATACAGTTTATAATCAAATGAAGAAACAAATCGGTGAAGGAGTTTCTAATGGTGAAACACTTGGTGACATTGCCGATAGAATCAAACGTGTTTACAATATGGCAAATACAAGAGCAACTGTTATTGCAAGAACAGAAACAGCATCTGCAATTTCAGAAGCGTCTATGATTGAGTATAGAAATTCAGGGGTACCCCGTAAACAATGGCTTACAGCATCTGACGATAGAGTAAGACCATCTTGTCAAGCAGCTGCGGCAGATGGGCCAATACCGATAAACTCACCATTTTCAAATGGATTGAAACATCCTGATGAACCAAACTGTAGGTGTTGCATAGTAGCATCGTTTTAATTAAAAACATCGGCAATTAACAGAAACAATAGGAACAAACACCAAAAAGTGAGGGTTCCAATGTCAAAGAAATCTGAAGCAATGAAAAAATTATGGCAAGATCCAGAATACAGAGAAAGACTTTTAAAAAAAAGACGAGAAAAAATAGGAATTAAACGAACAGAAGAAACAAAACAAAAAATGCGTGATGCAGCTATAAAAAGAAGTAAAAATTCAGATTATATAAACAAACTAAAAGAATCACATCCAAAAAGAAAAAATCCAGAATTATGGATAGAATTATGTGAACAAAATAGCGAAAGACTTAAAAATAACAATCCAATGAAAGATCCAGTTGTAGCTAAAAAAAGTGGGAAAAAAAAGAGAAAAGATATATCTGAATTGGGAAATACTTCTTTGCATATAATGGCTGGAAAGTTGTTTAGAAAAAACAAATGTGAAATATGTGGGAAAACAAATAAACAATATTATAAAGAAACAAAACATAAATTATCAATGCATTGTAGAGATAATGACCCAACAAATTTATCAGAAGAAAATTGGGTAACTGTTTGTGA